TGTGGTCTATCTCTGCATCTGTAATATAGTAATGCAAGATATCGACTGTGACTTCTGCGCCATCTGGCGTAATGTCTGGAATAAGCTCTTTTAGCTCTTCAGATGCTACGTCTTTGGTAATACGACCACGATTAACCAAATCACAAAGAACTGCAAATGGGGCATACCATTCCTCTGAATTGTTAAGCCATAAAGATACATTCCAATGTTCCCAGTCTGGATGGCCGTTGTATTCTTTTTTGAAAATTTCTACGTTTGACATTTTTTGTTGCTCCATTAAAAAGGGCGGGGCTTAAAAAGCCGCCACCCTATGACCTTCCCAAGTGTAGATTTCTGCCACATTTGGATTTTTTTTGATTTCTTGAATCGCGTCTTTGACTGAATCAATCTCTACCAAGTCGATCTCGCTATCAGCGATGTACTCTCTAAGTTGACCACCAAAAGAAAGATTTTTATAAACTACTTCAAACATTTAACTAGGCTCCATTTACTTAATCAGTAAGTACACTTTAGTTCTTTAGAACAGAACTGTAAACCATTTTGTTAAATTTTTTGCATAAGAGTCATTTAGAGGACTATTAGGTAACCCACTAACGCCAACTCTATTTCCCAACATACCAAATCATCAGCAACTACTTTTAGAGTGGCAATCCCTCAGGCTAGTAAAACCTGCCCACTGTTTCCAGTTACCTATAAACGCTGTTTATCCCGTCCTCATAGGTTAGGTATGTTTTGCTTGCTTTTCTGTTCTGCTCCACAATGCGAGAGCTTACACGGGCGGGGATAGATTAAGATATGGCAAGATATGTAAAGTTTGGTAAACTCTTACCATGTTCCGGAGTGCGGTACAGGGTTTCTTGCTGTTATCTCAATCCGGTCTGCTAGGGGCTTCTCACACCCCGCCCGGAACTGCTTTTTAATCTAAACTCGTTTTTCCCCTTTGTAAATATATTTTCCATAATAGGTCTTAGCATCTTGATAGACTCTGATCGTCTCGATGTCATGACCTGCATCTCTGATTTCTTTAATTCTTGCCGCTAAACGATACACGCCTAGCTTTGTCCACGCCTCTTTAGGGCCGATTGTTCGATGTTGCTTGAGAAAGGTTAAAACTTCATGTGCTTGCGGTGTCATGCGACTTGCTCCTTTGGATAAAAGTATTGATCACAGCCTTCGATTAAGAAATCAAAAGCATGGTTTTCAAGTTTAAGAATTTGCACCTTACCTGTTTGCGTTTTGGTAAAGATAATATCTGGCTTAAGTTGCCTTGCTTCTTGTTCTGCAAACTCGACTCCTAACGATCGTAGCCGTGTTTGCCGTAGTACGACAGGGTTACACCCATCATTTGTGTAACCGACTGTCCACAGCTTCGTTACTTCGTTGAAGTAAACACCTAGAATTTTCACTAAATAACCTCCTCTTCGATACCAAAATTGAAACGCAAAGTATTGACTGAATTTCGCAACTCAACTATTTCATGCAAATTTACACACAGATATCCTTCAGCCGCAGTATTCACTAAAGAATCGTGTATATTTTCACAAGCTTTAATACAGTCATCTATCGATCTAACACAGTTTGCACTAAGGCGATTTCGTATCGCTTTTTTCTTTGCGTTACGTTCTTTGATCACCTTATTGGCTTTTATTTTCCAATCTTCATTCATTTTTTGCTCCAAAGGCGGGATTACCCGCCATAATCTTCGTCGGTACCAAAACCTGCTGATGCTAATGCATCTGCATCTGCCCATACTGGGTCAAGATCAGGTTCATCGTCTTGTGATTTACATTCATCACAAACATTTCCAGAAGGCTCGTACAGATCGAGCTCAATCAGAAATTCTTTTTCGCATTGACTACAATGCACTTCAGTTGAAAAATCATTACGCATTACTTAATCTCCACTGTAAATGCTGTGCCTGACTCTGTACCAAGCATTGCAATTAGGTTGCCTTGTATAGACAAAGCCGCACTAAGAATCTTTGACTGTTCTTCTGAATCAAAGCCTTCGCAAATTAGTTTGTTTTTTAACTCATCTTGATACTCGCATAGGAAATCGGCGAGTGTATCTGCGGTTTCTGATGTGATTTTTACTGTTTTCATCTTTCGCTCCAAAAAAACGGCTTACGCCGCCTTTCCTAATTCAAAGTGATGAGCTTCTTCGTATGGCTCAGCAGGAAGTGACTCGATAAAAGCTTGATCCACGATCTGCATGTTGTAGCCCATACCGTAGCGCCACATCATGTTTTGCTCGTTTTCCCACTTAATGATCTGCTCAACAGAAACGTGACACTGAGCGGCTAACTCGTTGCGCTCAACCTCTTCACGGTTGTTTTCTTCTTCAATTTCTTCGCCAAGACGCTGAACAGCAAGCTCTAAATCTTCTTCTGACATATCGTATGCCCACCGAGCGCGACAGCCATGTAGGCTCTTGTGCATGTCGCTGAACAATTCTGCCAAAGATTCTTGTCTGGTTTGTGTGTACATTTTTGTATGCTCCAAAAGAAAAGGCCGCTTACGCGACCTCAATCAGTTTACAATTTTTTTTAGGGGCAGTTTGTGAACGAGCTTTTTTCATTTTTAGCTCTTGAACTAACCAACAATTTCCGTTTTCGCCAACAATCACCGCTTCTATAACTCTGCGCTCAGAACCACGAATTTTTCTAAGACTTGCTGTTACGATGTCTCCAATTCCGATAAATTCTTTAGCCATTTTGAATGCTCCATTAGTAAGTTCACTTACCAATTTAATGGTTTGCCACAAAATGTAAACACTTTTACGAGATTTTTTTTAATTTTTTTCTAAAAATTTTCTTTATTTTTTTGAGTTGGTCGATTGTGTAGTTTTTGACGCTGTTATCGGACTCGACTTTGTCCAAGAACTGTTGTCCATATCTCCAGACGATACCAATACGCATGTTAGCTACGTTGCCTGAGAGATAACGATTACATTTTTTGCATTGACCAAAACAGTTATCAAGGCGAAATCTAAGATGTGGTGATGAGCCTACCGAACGGTAATGCCCTGCGTCATACCCTCCACCAACAGAATCGTCATACAGAATGGTTGGACAACTAATACAAGATTTACCTTTGTCTCTAGCTCGTACATATGCATTAAAAGCCTGTTGAGCTTCTTTAGTATAGTCACCCTTGGTCTTGAGTTTCTCTTTTCGTTTGCGTAGATCGCTCTGTACTGCCCTGTGTCGGTCTTTTTGCCCATGGGGCGACTTAGCATACTGCAATAGACATTCTGACGAACAGAAGGCTTTGAGCTGACTCTGGTAAATAGAATCAGCCGCCACCTTCTTTTTGCAACTACTGCAACGTCGTGTTTTCTGGTTCATGAAAATCGTTAAGTTCTGGATCAACCGCATCTATAACTTGGTCAGTTACATTCCTGTTTACTTCGCATAGCAGTTGTAGTTCTCGAAATACAGGATCAGCATCTGATGAGCTTTCCCATATACAATCATGCATTGCGTATAAACCGTCTTTATCTTCATAAATTCGATATTGAAAAACGCCAACGCATTTGTCATCTTCATTTTCATTGTATTCTTCAAGTTCAGTAAACTTAAGAAAATACATAGGGTAATCTTGTTTCATAGGTTCTGCTCCATTGCATATTTCATATATTCGCTATCCTCTGGTTTCACTAGAAGTAAGCCAAGCGTGTCAGCGCAGTAAGCATCAATTGCTTCCATGTAATGCCGCATCTGCCCTTTGCTCACTTTTCTTGTCGAAATTATTTGTGCAGGAATCGTTACCGAGCCGACACTAATTTCTTCTGTCCAACCAAGAAAGTCATGCTTCATCCTTAGATGAATTTCTTCTTCAGTGAAATCCGTATTATTGTGACTATTGATGTGCTCTTTAATTTGGCGTATCCATCGCCAATACAAAGCATTTTGACTTAGGCTACGATGCTCTGACTCTATCGTAACTTTCAGCCAGTTATGTTCTACAAGATCATTCACCATTTCTGTGCAGAGCTCATCGAGCTTTACACCAGAATCAATGATGTATTGTTTTTTAGCCATAATAAGGCCATGGTTTACGCAAATAATTTATAAACTTAAACGCCGGGCTACTGTCAGTCTTGTATTCTCTTACAGTCGTTTCAACTGCTTTTGTTGAACGGCCTATTTGTTTGGCGATCACGTTATAGCTCATTCCTTCAATGTGCAGAGCTAGTATCTTGCGTTTTTCTTTTTCCGTTAAGGGTATTTGTGCCACTTTCTTTCTCCATTTCTTTTACAATTTTCAAAGCTTGGTTGAGGTAATCTTTGGTTTCTTTCATGTCGTTCATAGACATCTTAATTTCAGCCATGCGCATTGCGCGTCGAGCTTGGTCTTTTTTGTGAAACTGTTCGGCTTTCATTTGATCTCCTTAATGAAGTTACGTCTTAGATGCTGAATCGTTGACTTCGTAATGCTGTACTTGTTAGCAAGAACTCTGTCAGTGTATTTACTCCATTCAAGTTTTAATTTATTACCTTTTTTTAGTTCAGTGACCAGATTTTTTGTTTTGTTCGCGCATAACTTATGCGTTACCTTTTCAGGGCTAAGTTTTTTGCAAAACTCACAATCGCACTGGAATTTTTTGGAATCACTTTCTTTCATGATGCTATAATCACCCTTGCCTCAATAGCTCCATTTTGAGGTAGCCCCTTCGGGGGCTTTTTTCAAAACGGTATTTCATCGTTGATGTTTGGATCAGGCATTGGAGTTTTGGGTTGAACAGGTTGAATATTCTGTCTGATCTGATCGGTGTGGTGATTGGCTTCAGCTTCACGCTTGGCTTTCAACTCTGCTTTTTTAGCGATATATTTAGCGTGCTCCTCACTGGTCATCGGCCGAGTCTTGAAGCTCAACGCCCCATCTTGTCCCAGCCAAGCACTGAATTTAAGCGGCTCACCCATCGCTTCTAAATTTCCAGTGAAGTCAGGTGACTTCGGGTTTTTCTTTTCCAGCTGACGCCATGCTTTGCCCCAGCCATTGTCCTTTGGATATTCTTTTTTTTCAAATTCGCTCATCTTAACACCTCAATTTTTCGCGATTCTTCTTCAATAATTTTGCAAGCCTTGATGACTTCAGCTTCTAACAACTTGATGTATTCCTTGTCAGGTTCGACCCGAATCAGGAATGGCGGCAGTGAAGGGTGATAGCTTAAGAAGTCCAGCCACTTGCGGCCAGTTATCCACAACTGACCTTGGCACTGAGCCTTGTAGCCAGACGGCAATACACCTGCGCGCAAATACTTGACATGAGTTGCCGGGGCGGGGCATTTAATTTCTAACAGACCGTCAGCGTTAACAAGCCCGTCAGGACTAACGCCGCACTCATATTCATCATGCTTAATGAAACCAACCTCTTGAACAGTTACGCCGCGCTCGAACTCATAGAATGACCGGGCATCAGGTTCAAGTTGCTTGCCCCTTTCCATCCATTCGTTGCTAAATGTCTCTGGCGGCTCGCCTATGACCTTTTCAGCAATGAGATGATTGATATATATATCAGCACTGGTTGATGGCTTGCCATCTGTTTTGACAAGCTTTGAGAAACCAGAGCCAGAAGGACATCCCAATCTGGCTTGAAACCATTCTTTAGTTCCCTGATCGTGTTTTAGGAGTCTCATTACTTGACTCCTTCTTGCTGAATATTTTTTCGTAGTTGGTCGAGAACTTCTGCTGATCGGTCTTCCGATACCTGTCCCCTTTCCCCACTAGACTCTGCCGCTTCGTCATGTTTGCCATTAGCTTGTTGTTCCTTTTTACGTTTTAAAGTTGCCATTGCATTGTCGTATCTAGACTTCATGATGTTTTCTGGGATATCACACTGAAACGCTTTGCAGAAAGCCGGAATATCAGCCTTAGTTTCATCCAGAAGTTTCTTCATTGCGTGAAACTCAGTCACGGTAATATGTGTGTCCGCGACATGGCGATTCATAGCCATCTCAGCATCGTCATCAACTGATGGGATACCAGCAATAGATTGCAAGGCATAACGTCTGGCATAAGTAATCGCTGAACCTGCTGACTGCGGATCGTACTTTGGCAAAGGAAGAACAAACTCATGCTCTATCCATTCACCTGATTCATGCATCAATCGAGTTTGCACACCAACACCTTGTTCTGTCGATATTGGAAACTGTGCATATCCAATTTTATTGTTAGCCCATGCTTCCTTAATAGCCTTAATGACCGATGTTAGATCGGCATAGTTTGACTTGAAAAATGGGTTTGCCGAGTCTTTGACTGCACCTGTCATTTCAGACTGTGCTTTAATAAGTGCCGTCTGTATTTTGACGACTGATTCACTTGTTTTCATAGCATTGCTCCATTGTTAATGCACTTACATTTTAATTCTTAAAGATTAAACTTGTAAAGCATTTAATGCTATAAAATAAAAAAAAGCCCGCTAGGGGGTAACGGGCAAAAAGGGTTTAGTTTGAGGGAACCCAGTTAAATAATAGCAACATTCCTCATACGGGTAACTAACCTGTCGGCTCGATTTGTCACCTGACGATACCATTTGCTGTCAATCATTTGATCAGCCGCACCTTCCCAATCACGGTCATCGATACAAGCTTTCATCATTTTGAATTGGCTCAATCTCGGCCGCCCCATATTGAACATCATGTTCGCCAGAATTAGCTGAACTTCTTCTGGTAAATTGAACCAGTTTTCATAAAGTTTTTTGCACTCATCGATGGTGACCTGAACGTCTTTCTCAAATACCTCAATGACACGCTCCTCAGAGACAACAGTACCGACTTCTTGCTCGTGTTCTGGGTCATGTTCTGTAACAAGATGACCAATCCCGAACGTAGGCAGTCCAAGGTGATCGAGATAGATTTCGTATTTACAGCCTTCGTCGTATTCAAGTTCCATACGAAGTTGATCTAAATTCATCATTACTTGCCCTTCTTCATTGCCATAAGTTTGTCTGCGCCCTTAACGCCAAATGATGCGCTGACCGCGATAAATAAAAGATACTGATACCATTCCGGCAATGAATTAAGTGCGCTGAACGCCTCATCCATGCGAGTAATAATTGCTTGATCGTCCATTGCCACAGAATATGCCACAGCGATCAGAGGCGCACTAAGGATCAAACTAAACCATTCATCTTTCCAAGATGACTTTGTAGCGTCAGCCATCTTCGCTTCCCATTGCGAATCGTTGTTGATCTGATCGATCTTTCGCTGTTGTATCGCCTTCTTTTCTTCGGCCTTTCCTTTAATAAAATCTTTGCCTAGCTCAAGAGCTGGACCGAGTAGCATCTGCAACATTTCGCTTCTCCTTTGGCTTTCTGCCGCATTTATCGCACCTAGCGGTAGGGCGAAATAATAACTTTGATCCGCAGTCTGTGTGGTACATCCCTTCTCTAAAGACGTACTCGCAGACTTTCATCAGTCATCCTTTGGCGGAATATTTATAATCGCCCAGATAGCCAAAACCGCTAAAATCACTGCGGCTACAAATTCCATTAGCTAGCCTTCTTCGATGCGATTGCTGTACTGCCAAAGAAAGCAGAAACAAGCACTGCGATTGATGCAAAATATGTTGGTGCAATGTCAGCGATTAGTCCTGCCGCCGTAGCAAGTCCAAACAAATCACATAGAAAAATACCAAAGGGATACAGCAGTAGGCCAAATAACGCGAACCACGCCATTTTGCGGATTGAATCTCTTTGAGCGTCCTCATCTTCCATCTTACGGCGGCGATCCTCAAGCTCAATAAGAGCAAGCTCATTCGGATCGAGAACCCCGTTGCCATTCGTGTCATACTTTTCTAGTTCCGTCATAATCAATACTCATCAAGAATTATGTCAAAAGCGGCTGTTACCCGCGCATTGTTAGATCGAACGGTAGCTCTAACATCAATGTCCGACTTTGCAGGTATTTTAAGAGGTACGCCAAACTCATAAGAATATTGACCTCCTGCTCCTGATACCTCAAAACTATGCCCTATCCGGAATGCATTTTCGCCAAAATACCTAATGAACATATTACCAGTAGCGTCTGCACCACTTTGGCAGGTTGTTGTTCCTTTCAAAATGTAAGCATCTTTTCCTGCTGGGACCGTGTAAACAGCCATCAAGGTTTGTGATTTGCCTGCTTTAATCGCGGCGACTGTTACCCCGCTTTTTTGAACCAGAATGTCCCCAACATTTGTTTGAGAACCGTCATGCACAAATGCTCTGTAAATTCTTTTAAACGAATTGGTGCTGTTTGTGGACACAGAACTGCTGACAGTGATCGTTTCTTGTATTTCAAGGTAGTCTGCGTCTAGTCCTATTAAAGTGATGTTTTTGCCATCATCTGATGCGTTTACAACAGGTATTGTAAGGACTCCCGCCGTAGCAAACGAATCCCAGGGGTATAAAGTGTCATCTATGTCCCAAATTGTACCTGTTTGATTTTGAGACATTGCTGGAACAGCACCAAACTTATGGATCGATGAAACATTTCGGTACTGCCCCTTTGCAATTGCTAAGTTTGCGTTAGGAGCCTTGATACAACTCATGAACTGTGACATTAGTTACTTACCTCTAAAAGATATAAGCCAAAAGACAAAGGCCACAGCCCCGCCGACCACACCGAGAGTAAAAATGCCGACAGCACCATAAGTAAGTGCATTCTTGATGGCTTTCTTCTTAGCCAGTTGTTTAGCCTCTGCCCGCTTCTTTTCATTTGCCCGGATTTGTTTACGATTCGCTATAAACTTTTGATAGTCGTCCCAAAGACCGGCGCGACCGTTGTAAATAAACATTTGCTTAATCTCAGCCTCTCTAGCTCGTATTTTTTCGAGTTCAAAAAAGCATTCCATATCACCATCTTTAGCTTTCTTTTCAATCTCTTCCTTTGCGTCAGCTAGCTTTGTCAACTGCGGCCCCATCTCGCCAACAGACTGAACATGGCCTGCAAACTCTTTGATTGCGCCGATAGCCTCATTCGCTATTTTGATTGCGGCTATGGCTTCAAAGATCATGGCTAGGTCATCTTCATCAGGATAGCAACAAGCATGGCAATGATGCTTCCTGCCGCCGCTATCATCACGCCTTCGATACGTTTGATGCGAAGAATGGTTTCTTTCCAGCGTTCACCACACACCGCCTCATGCGCGACTAGCTTTGTCTCAATGTTGTCAATGCGCTTATGCGCTGATGCTACGGTGCGCTTGTCCATCACTCACCCCACGGTACACCAACAGCAGATGTCGGATTCTTGTCTTCTTCGATCTTGGCTTGCAGTGCCGCCTCAATCTCATCGACTTTTTCCTGACCGCCTAGGGCGTTGATTACCCAAGTCTTGACTGTTTCCTCAGTGAGGCTGTCAAAGGCAATGAAACCATCAGCCGCAGGATCGCCAGTGACCGATACAGTTCCATAAGCTCCCTTTGAGTAGTCACCATCGACTAGATCAAAACGGTAGTGGATGTTGTACACGACTCCAGATGGTAGTGTGCGCTCAAGTTGTGCGATTGTAAGTTCCATAATTTCTCCTATTAAGCTGTATAAGTTCCGTTCGCAGTGAAAGTAAGTATAGTAAAACTACCACTTGTAGCGACGGTGGGCGATCCCGTTGTGGTGCCACTGTAATTTGCGGTAGGTACTTTAAGTATTACAACTCCGTCACCTCCTGCACCCGCCTGTGCTTTTGACCCGCATCCACCTCCGCCGCCGCCTAATGCGTCAGTTCCGTCTTGTCCGGTACCACTTCTGGTAGTACCGCCATTGCCACCGCCGCCAGAACCACCTGCGGCTCCTGATGAACGACCACTGCCGCCGCCGCCGCCGCCGTATACAGTAGATGTGCCAGTTATGTCAGAAGTTAATCCTGCGCCTCCTGCACCGCCGAAGTCCGCTATTGCGGTACTACCGTCGCTATCTCCTGCACCGCCACCCGCGCCTCTATACGCACCATCGCCACCCGCGCCTATATTATTTGCACTGCTAGCACTGCCGCCGTACCCAGCACCGGGAAATGCGTGCCAACCGCCGCCGCCGCCGCCGATCCCTGCATTATCGCTAACGTCATTTTGATAGCCTTGACCGCCCCCACCCCCGCCGATGACGGTTTGGGTTGTGATATCTGACCCCGAAATTGAGGATGATGTGCCATCGTTGCCCGGAGTCGCAACTCCAAATGCTGGGGCCGCCCCTCCTGCACCAACGGTTATTGTATATACTGTTCCGGGGGATACAGCCAATGCACTAATGTCTTTTTTGCCGCCCCCTGCACCGCCACCACCCATTTCATCCCTATTTGATGAAGCGCCATCGTCATTATCTCCACCTTGTCCACCAGAGCCGCCCCCTCCCACCAACAAAAGTCGGATATCATAACCGCTAGCAAGGGCTAAGGATGATGCAACAATTCCAATATCAAGCATTATGAAGCCTCAAGATCGCCAAGCAGAACCCAAGTATCTGTCGCTAGCTTGACAACACTAGCCGCTGACCACTGCGCTCTGAGGTTTAGCGTTTGCGATGAATTGACTGTCACTCCCGACCCTGCGGCTACTGTGACCTGTCCTGCACCTTTAGCAAGCAGGTCAATCTTAGTCCCCGTAGGATACGCAACAGATGAGTTTGGAGGGATTGTTACGGTAACAGCGGAGGCATTGTCTAGTGTGACTAATTTGGAGCGATCTGTTAGGACTGTTGTATAAGTTGTGCCTGTCTGAGCGTTGATGGATACATTAGAAAATACGGAGCCGTCTGAAATTACATCGCCTGAGAGGTAGAAATCTTTGAATCGTGCGCTAGATTCTCCTAAGTCACAGCCGCCATCACTTGTAGTAGCCGTAGCTGTAATTGGTGAAACAAACCCTTGCCCAAACCGCAATCCTCTATGATCCGTAGCAGTTGAATGTATGCATAAGTCATCTGAAGTAGTACCAATAGACCCTACTTGTGTGCTGTCTTTGTAAAAGTTTGCAATTTCGCCATCAGAGCCTAGACGAGTTAGAAACAACTCTGGCGCACCGCTTTTAGTCGCAAATACTTGTCCATCGTTTTGAAGCTCAAGTCCTGCAACAGTATTGTTAGTGCCTGATTGTGTCTTACCAACTAGCAAGTTACCTGAGCTATCAATTCTGGCGGCTTCTGAGCCGTTGTTATTGAAGCGTATATCACCAGACTCATCATTCTGGATTGTTAATGATGTACCGCTTCCAGTGTACCCAAGTAAACCTCTGCGTGTTCCTGCTTCTTTTGCAAAGTCTAAGTAAGCTCCATATTGATCTGAGTTTGCTCCTTGTAATTTGAATCCTCCGCCATTGTGCTTTACGTGTAGCGTAGTTAAAGGATTCGTAGTACCTATACCAACATTGCCACTTGAGTTTACTGTTAAAAGCGCATGGGTAGTTTGAGCTGTTGATTTACCTTGGGAACCATCTGCAACAGATGTTTGTCTAGCAATAATATATTGATCGTTGCTTGAGTATGGCGTACCTGTATACCATTCTTTGTCAGTACCCGAATCATACATATAGGTACCATTACCACGAAAACCTGCTATACCGTCATTTTGTAATAGGAGCGCACCTTCAGTAAAACCAGTACTAGAACCAGATACTTTTAAAGTAGTTCCGTTTACATGCAATGGTGTATCAGGACTCGTAGTGCCTATGCCGACATTGCCATTAGAATCGATAAGCATGGCTTCTGAAACATCAATTAAAAACCTTATTTTTTGTTTACCATTAGCAATAAAATGATCGCCAGATGCTCCACAAAACACACTAATGCTGTTAGTTGTTGAGTTGTCTTGGAAAGAAACATACGATGTTGAATCAGAAGACTGAAACCTTGCTCCAAAGTCATCTGTTCCAGATTGCACATCAAGTTTAAATGAAGGACTCGTAGTACCCAACCCTAGCCGAGATGTTGATGCGTCCCAGTAAAGGTCTTGGCTTAAGCCATCATCGGAGTAGAAGGATATGTCGCCTGAGTTTTTGAGTCCCAATACTGGGGTTAAATCTGAAGAACGCCTGAAGAACAAATCATTAGAAATATTGCCTTGACCATACGTTAGTAAAACATCTTCATCGTTACTAACTTTAATTTCAAAATCGTTGTATTGATCGTTTGTACGCAAGAACTGAATTTTAGATGATGTAAATGCTCCTTTGCGAACATTGATAGTAGTCCCATCATCAGCATCGCTTGCATTTCCAAAGTTAATTGTAGTGTCAGCACTATTTTCAACAGTCAACCCATCAGCCGTCACTGTGCCTGTTACGTCAATGCCTGTGGAGGTTGTGGCTAGTTTTTCGAGGCCATTGTGATAAAGTTCTACCTCAGCATTTTGTCTAACAACTAAACCATTTTCATCCCCTAAGGCGTTCATAATTTGAACTGTAGATGCAAGAACTTTTAGGTTACCAATGCCTTGATCGCTTACATAACTATTACTACCATCATGATAAATCTGAAGGTCTTCGCTAGTGCCAAATGATGCCTTTGCGTTGTCTTGGAATAAAATCCCGCTACTTGGAATTATTTCGTAATTTGTAGAGGCCGTGTTTGTGTAAACGACCTTGGAGTTTGCCCACGTTGGTTCTGTGCTTGTCGCTGTAAGAGTGGGGATCGCTTTATTAGATCGAACAGCCAAATTTCCATTGGAAGTGGTCAAATTTTCAACCTGAACCCAAACCTCTACATCTCCTGAACTGGCTTGATGTGTGCGGATAGCTGTTACTTTGGGGTTGTTATATTTCTGATGATTTTTAACTAAAATATGATCAAGTAAACCATATCCTGATATTGATACTTCAGCTTCAAACTCACAATTTGTGTTGTCGCCAGTATGAGTGACTTTTAGATAGATTCTGTTTGGTTGGCCTGTACCTAAATCGCATATCTTGACCCACTGCTGACCATCGCCAACAGAACGGCTAAGGGTTGCGCTATTTTCATAAGCGATGCCGTCAACAAAAGTGCCATCTTGATACCCCGCTGACGCATGGTTCCCCCATCCGTGAGCGGTATCGGCTTTCGTACCTTGTGCGGCAGTTGCGTAATCTGATGAACTAAATGCTTTAACCTGTGCGAGGTTAGTTACCTCAGAGTCCATCAAGGCTCCGGCGGCTTCAACATTAGTAAAGTCCGTTACATCTGCACCGGCTTCTATGCCGTCAAGCTTCGTTCCATCGGCGGATATGTCTCGTCCATCTACGGTTCCGCTGAGAATGATATTACCGCCGAGGTCAATATCTCCATCAATAGAATGTCTTGAATTGGACACAGAAAGTGACGACTCACTTGATACATCATTAGTCCCAACGGCTAGAAGTGAGTTTTGACCTGAATTGATTAGCCGTCCCGTAAAATAGGCTCCACTAGATTCGTGATAAGCATCTGGATTAAATATTTTTAGAGCAACATAAAAATTGTTATCTGTGTTGTAACGGACCGTTACCAATGTATAAGTAGGTTCTCCATTCCCAGTAACGCCGTGAGCACGTAAAGAGCCAATAGGGGAAGCGGAGGAACCTGAAGATACGATTATGTCAACCTGACAAGCGTGTTCTAGCCCTGACGTACGATCCATTGTTATCGTTCCGTTTACGTCATTATAAGCCGCATTACGACACAGTAATATGTAACAAGTTTGCAAGCCATCTACGGCATCCATTTGAAACTGACGATTCACAAAGTGACCGTTAGGCATGTTAATTTGCCCAGTCGTTGTGATGGCTCCTGTGACGTCTACACCGGAGGAGGTTGTCTCTAGCTTATCAGCTCCGTCATACTTGAGGAGAACAGAGCCATTCTTTGTGAAACGTGCCATTTCTTCGGCATTATCTGAGTGACTTATTCTTACACTGTCACCATCTGTATCAAGCACTAATGCGCCTGTTCCAGTGTCTTTAATAAAACTTTTTGCCCCGTTGTGGAATATCTGAAGATCATCAGAGTCACCAAAAGTAGCTACGTCATTATCACCAAACTTAATATCGTTCCCGTTCGTGTCCAGATCGCCGCCAAGTTGCGGAGTGGTGTCTTCGGAGACGTTTTCTAGTTTGTCTGTGTTGAGATTACTGAAGTTATCGTCCACCTCTTGATTCGTCAGTGGTGAACCTTTGACATTGCGTAGCGTCAAATCTGCCATGTGATAACTCCAGTAATTTCTTTACTTTTAAGCCGCCGAGATTGTGATCGTCCACGTAACTGACATTGTATCGTCAGCCGCTTTATTGACCACACTGAATACAGTACGGCATAGCATCGATCCGCCAGATGATGCATTGAAGATACCTGCTTCAGTCACAGCCCCAGTTGCATCACCTGCCTCAAATGATGCCACATAAGCCACAGCGTTATCAGTCACGGTTATAGAATCCAGTGCTTCACGCGAACCTAAGATTGACTCTAGGTCAGTGTCACCTGCC